TAATGGTTTCCGTTACTGCTATCGATGGCAGTTTAGGTATAAAATCTAATGGTGGAACTATTGCACTCATATTATGATATTTTCTTTTGTATGAAATATTTAGAACTTAACAACTCTTGAAGTTGATTTTGTGCTGATGTTAGTGCACTTTTATCTAGAAACGTACCTGCCATCGAACCACATTGAATTGGCATATTTAATTGATTTAAAATTTGTTGAAGAACGTTTAATAAAACATTTCCATGTACCAATGATTGATCTGCGGTGTCAGAACCTATTTTAACTTCGCCGGTTGTGTTTAACACAATTCCTTTTGGTGAATCTATTACCGCAATATCAGTTTTTGCTTTTAACACAATACGATCAGCAGTACCAATAAATTGAGACTGCGCGTAATTAGATTCATTTGGATAAAAATATGTTAATGAATTTTTCTTACGAGGTGCACCAAATTGTAAATCTGGAATTTTTTGTGTACTAGTTAAGTACAGAGATGCTCCATCAGTTTTAATGTTTTCAGTAACAAACTGTTTGCCTTTTTTATTTTCTCGATTATTTGAAAGAATAATAATTGGATCACCAACTGCATCTCCTAACCATGGTGATTGCAATGTATACCGGTCAGAGTCAGGTACTGTGCTTCCTAATCGGATACTGTTACCCCAACGACCTTCAATCATTAAATCACCTTCAAATGGTTGTAATGGCGATATAATTTTAGATTGGAATGTTTTCCCTGGTATGATTTTTTTAACATCGCTTTCTGTAATTGTATCTCCATATGAGATTCCTGGTAAGAAATTTTCATTTACACCTGATGAAATTGAGTATGGAGAAAAATAATACCAGTCTATTCCGGTATTATCCAGAGTGGTTTCTTGATTATACGCCCGGAATATTAATACATGTTCGCCTACTAAAGGAATTTGCTTAATATTGTTATTGAATGGCCTACATGTTCGTATATCATGTTTATTGGTCATTCTATTAACACTTTGAACACGAACTGTGAATAATCGATCATCTAACCGGTCGCCATTTACAGTCTCATATCGATAAGTTTCATCAAAAGTATCAATAACTTCTGCAACTTCAAATAAGATATAATCTGGATTATCCATTGGCATCGCTAGTTCCTATCTTTGTTTTAACATCATTAATTTTTTGTTGTAAAACAGTTTCTTCGTCGGAAATTCGCTCTAACTCATCTTCTAATTCGGAACTCAGAGTGGCTTCTGCAACCTTTAATAGTTGTTGTTTTTCTTCATCACTTAAAAGACCATCAGCACCTGCAATAGTCTGTTTGGTTGAAATGAATCTTTGTACAATAGCAGTTAATTTAACCAAGTGGTCATCATTTTTAACTGCTACATCTAAATATTCTTTGATCAGTGGAACTATGATAGTTGCGTCTGATGCATTTTTTATTAATGGCTGTAACTGGGCAATAAGTTGGTTGATTTGTCTATCTTTCTTTTTAGAATTGTGATAAACATCGGACATTAAATCTGCAAAACTAGTTCCTTTGAATAGTTCATCATTCTTATCCATAACGTAAATTCCTTTAATATAAATATCAAAAAGGCAGATTTACGAAGTTTGTTTGTTCATACTCTTTAAAGTTGTCTTCATAGATTTGTTTTAATACTTTAACCACTCTGGTAACTGCATTAGTTTGTGATGCATCTAGTCCCGTTCGTTCGCGTATTAAAATATATAAACGTTTTTTATTGAAATCTTCAATGTGTTCTCGATTCTCAAAAATGTGAAGTATGGAGTCAGCGACATGTATATCAGTGGAATTTGAAAACAAATAATTTATGTTGTTATAACAATATTCTACATATGCATCCATGAAATACTCTAATACTTCCCGCATTTCATCATTATGCATTTCAATGATAACATTGCGTTGTTCATCGATATTTAATTCCAATGCATCTGCTTTTCGTTTTTTATACGCTCTTTCATTTTCACCTATTAGGTAGTTATATGATGTTCTGGTATAATATGAATATGCCTTTCCTGCATTTGGATTAAATTTGTTTAATCGTTCAGTTAAAAATGTAACTAGATCGGTTTGCAAATCAACAAATGTGGAATCAATATAAGTTGGCTTTACAGTGTTAATTAAATTTTCAGCCATTTTCATAAATGCCGGATAAATAAATCTTCTGTAAATCTTTTCTCGGAGAACAGGATTATCTGTTTTATTATATCCTAGTATTGCTAACTCAGTAATACGTGTAAAGTATACATTACTTTTCTTCTTGCGCTTCGCCATCGAATGTTTCTTTAAGTTCGGTAATTACTTCAGTTAATAGTTGAAATGTAGTTCCTGCTTCATCATCTTTTTCAAAAGCACCTAAACGATCTATGCGTTGCATCACATCATAAGCTTCTGTAATTTTGCTATACATGTAACGATTTGTAACTTCTAAATCTTCAATATATTCCTGTGCATCGGCAGTTGTTCCTGCTAGATACCAAATACGGTATCCCGCATATCCTATAATACCAAACAGTATTACAACTAATATTATCATCCAAATCATAATTAATCCTGATTAAATGCACTAAAAATATCCGTTAATGTTTTTTCAACATCTGGGTTATTTTCTGCTAAGTTTTTAAGTCCGTTACTTTTTGTAATTTTGCTTTTTTCTGCTACCGGTGCTGGTGCTGTGGCTTTTGCATTTCTCCAACGCTCAAATTCAATTGTCGACGCCATATGATCTGCATGATGCAAAATAATTGGTAGATTTGTTTTCAATTTAGCTTGAGGCGATCTTGCAACAAAGTATGGTTTATTTGCATCATCATACATTCCATCATGAATTTTAATTGCTTGATATTCTGTCCAAGACAGTTTAACACCATATTCTTGCAACAACCAAATTGAAAGATCTGGTACCATTGCAAACGGAATTGATGCATTTGTTTTGTAAAGTTTTCCTTGATTTTTACGATGCCAATCTGAAGTCTCAATTTGATATACTTCATTGCCTTCACCCGGGAAACCTGCTTTACCTAAATCATGATGCATTGCTGCGAATAGTAATTCTTCTTCGGTATAGCCTGACATATCAGCACCCATCACAGTCCAGGTATTATGCAAAGTTAATGCACAATCCATTACTCGGAGTACATGATCTACATAACCTCCAGCAAACGCATTATGAAAGTGTTCCATGGAAGATGCTGGCATAAACACCATACGATCTTCTAATTCATCATACATTTTATTTAATGCATCTTTACGGGTAGGAAATAAATCGTTGACCAAGCTACGATATCTTTCCCAATTATCTTTAATTTTTTCTGCTTCTAACATAGTTTATTAAATAATAGTATATTACTTGCGTATTTCCAAGACTTGACCATTAACTAATTTCGATGTGCATTGCCAACATGTAATTGAGGTTGCATTGTCATCTACTCGGTCTGATACATTATCGCAATATTTGCACTGTAATCGCTTGAAACCTTTTGGAGGTTTACTGTTTTTTGATTTTGCCATATGTGGATTTGATTAATCTCGTTCGATATAATAACGAGCAGATTCTAACTTCTTAAGAGCTGCTGCTAAATTTGTAAGAGCTGATGGTTTATCAGTTTTACCTTCATTTAACGCTTTACCAACCATTTGAATGATGTTGATTGCATCCTCGATGTCATCTGTAATTTTGTTTTTGAATTTGTAATTTGCCATAACTTTGTTAGTTTTATAAATTTATACTTATATAATATAAATATCAATCTACCAAAAACAGCTCCGGAGTTTTACAGCATTCGACACCTACCCGGATAAGCGCTTGCTCTTTAGCCTTTGCCTCAACCACAATATCTAAATCTATAACATTGTAAGTGTTAGGAGTAGCAAGAATAAAGTCAGCGTGTGCCTGTTCTTTGATCTTGGTAAACTCTTTGTATTGCTTGTGGAAAGTAGGCCAATTGGGCAAGTCAGCCATGTCGATACCATGATGATCAAACATACGCTCAATAAGTACCTGTGCTTCGCGACGTCGCGATTCTGAGTAATGAGTGCATTGAGTAACACCATGAAGTTGCCAAGTTTCACGCGCCATAAAGAATGCTTCTTCTTCGGACAAGTCACCAGTATTGAAAGTATGATGCCAATAGTCAAACGTGATAGGAATAGCAATAGCTTGATGAACCGTCTCATACAAATCACGAACTGAGTACATAGAAGCCTTGTCGTCATTTTCTACAACAAGACGAGACTTGCAAGAGTCAGACAAACGATCCCAATTCTGTAACCATCTAGCAATAGTAGTGGGCTTGTCGCCATATGTAGCACCAATATGAATATTGATCTTGTTTTCGAAACTCGGAGCAAAGCCCATAAGGTCAAACATTTCAGAATGTCGTTCTAAACCGATAATAGAATTTTCTACAACCACTGGATCGGGACTACCTAAGATATGGAATGGACCAGGATGCGTAGTAACACGATGGCCGTGCGCTCGAGCATAATCACCTGCAGCACGTAAGTGCATTGCAATCTCATCGATGCCTGGCAAATCTTCTAAACGATAATGATTCCAACGAGGAAATAATTCTGAACCGATACGAAATAGTCGAATACCATTGGCCTCGTTCCATTGCAGAATCTTGAGAAGATCTTTTGCGTTAGCAAGAGAAATATCAGAAGCAAGTTGTAACCCGCCTAGTCGAAATTTTCTGTCAATCATTGTGCGACCGGTACGGATACCTTGCTCGCCTAAGTGCATATTATTACATGCATAACCGTGTCTAATCATAGCATTTTTTTATAATATAAGAAAAATAATTCAAATAACCTAATATACCTGGTTTTTCAATGTATGTATATTTATATTAAAGAAACCTAAAAGGAACATAATGAAAAACACATTAGCAGAAAATCTGCTTCGATTTGGGGCAAAAAACTTAGATCAAACAACTATTGATAAACTAGCTAGTTTGTCAGAACAAGCCAAATCGCCTAGTGGTACAGTAACTATTCCATATAAGCAAACTTATAATTTAGCAGCTGGTAAATTTGATGCATCTAGCTATATCAACGAAATGCTTAAAGGCATAATGGGTGCTATTAATTCTAACCCAGAAGCTAAAAAAATGTTGGATAATAAATCAATCAAATTGATACGTGCTAGTTTTCAAGGTGGTGCAAGTAATTCATGGGGTGGAAAAGCTACTGGGTTTGACTTCGAATTAAATAATACAAAAGCAACGCCAACAGAAACTGTATTATATCAAAAAAATAAAGATCTAGCAGCTCAACGCGCTGAAGCATGTAAAACTGCATTGCTACCATTATTAGAAAAATCCGGAATAAAATTAGGAGCATCTCTACCAAATAACACGGTTATTTCTAGCGCAGTGTATAACACCGGTGGTAAACTAGATTTAGCTGGGCAAGTTATAACGGTTAGATTAACTTTTAGTTATTTATCAGTGACTGATATAATCACAATAACTGATATTAAACCTACATTTATTGCCCATGGGTCATACTATACAAAAGATGGGAAATCATCAACAGGTAGAATAATTGACCCGACAAGTTTAAAAACTAGTACTAGTGCATTACCACCACAGTTAAAAGCAATGCCAAATCGGTTAGCAGCATTTGAAGTAAAATGGAATCCTGGAGTTTTAAAGGATCCACTAAAAATTCCATGGTATCGTTGGTTATTTGTATATGACGAACAAGGAAAGATTAAACAAATTATAGGCAAAGTTTATGATACAACATTAAATGCAAATTTACGTAGTATATTTAAAGATAATGATAATATCCCAACAAATGATCCAACTTTAAAATATATGATGGATTTGGTATCTGCAAATTATTATAATACATACTTCAAACCATTTGTTTAAAAATAATAGTAACAAGTTAAAAGACCCCTTCCGGGGTCTTTTTTTATGTTTATATTTTATGATTAATTTGAGATATATTCTAATAATACAAACCCAACAGCAAAATAAAATATGTCAGAGGTTGATTTTTTTACGCAACAACTAATCTGACCCGGATGCCCTGAAGCATGCTCGAATTTTGTTTCTATTATTTTTTTATGGCCTGGGGAATCTAACCAAGCTTGTACTATAGATGTTGCTAAATCTTCGTATGTCGTAGAATATTCAGACGAAGCTATAGCAATAATTTCACCGGATTGTTTTATAAAGAGATTGAATGGCATTTCATTGCCACATTCTCCGTTAGTAGATTTGTATAATTCATTATATAATTTTTCTGTCACTATATTATCATAATGATTAAATGTGGTATGAAATGATTTATCTTGTTTAGCATTAATACTTGCTGTTACAGAAGAATACGAATCTTTCAAAACTTTAGATGTATACAACTCTTTTAAGCCAATAGTAACGCGATAGTCATTAATTTCATCAATGATCATACGCTCTAATAACGAGTAATTAAATTTTGAATAATCAATTGGTGTTTCAGCTTGGCTGAATGCGAAACTACTAACAGCAACACTAAATACTAGGAATAACTTTTTCATGGGGCTCTCTTTTATATTATAAATATAAGAAGAAATATTCGGATATCCTAATTTCTTGATATTTTTTTCTGTATAATATTTATATTAAAGAAACCTAACAGGAACATAATGAAACATAGTTTACAAGAAAATATGCGTCGTTTTGGCACTAAAAATCTAAAAGAATCAGTCGATACTGCAGAATTAGATGCTAAATTAGAAGCAATTAATGATGATGATTTAGAAGGGTTTATCGAAGTAATGACTGCAATTGAAAATGCAGGTCCTATCGATGAATGGCTTAAAAAAGTTGCTAAAGCAATTCGTCGTAAATGGTACCGGATGACAAAACGATACAAATATAAATTGGATCAGCGTCGTTTATTAAATGCATCTCGTAGATTGTGGGATACAATGAAACATGATATAGGATTATAAATTTAGGAAGATAATGAAATTAGAAAAATTATTAGCAGAAAATATGCTTAGGTTTGGTGTTAAAAATTTAAATAATACCGATGTGCATCAAATCTTAACCATAATGGAACAAGCTGCAGCTGCAGGTACTGAAAGCTCCGCGGTTACATCGATGCCAGCATATAAACCAGTACTAGACTGGTGGAATAAAAAATCAAAAAATAATAGTTCAGCAAAAAAATATCTAGAATATTGGTCTGGCGGTGTTGCTAAAGAATCTAAAGGTATTAATGTTAATGCAACTAATACATTATTAAAACATTTACAAACTTTAAGTAAAAATAATGTTTATAACTTAGATCAAAATAAATTACAAGAGTTTACCGACTATTTACAGACAAGTATTTCTGCTAATATTTATTTTGAACCTAGAAGTTTTGATCAGCGACCAGAAACTCGTGCTATACGCATATTAGCTATGTTAAAACCAGAATCAGATCCTACTAAAACATCATTAGCTACTAATGAAAAATCTGCTATTAGTGCATTCAATAAGGCAGATTTAAATAAAATTAAAGCATCTCTAGAGAAAACACAATTTGTTTATACTACAATTACCGAACAAGATAAAATTGCATTACTAAAATATTTTGAAGAAAAAGCTACACAAAAAGCCACAGTTCATAATAAAGCTAATGCTGATAACCCGTTAGGAAAATTAGTACAATGGAATATGGAAAAGGCTATTAAAGAAGCTTCAAGCATACGAATTGGACCTGGCAAAGGATCTATCGAACGAGAAGAAGCAGCCGATCCGACGCCACCAGAAATATATACATATACATTTTCATATCCAGATATAACCGCTACTAATCCTAAATTACAAAATTTTTTCTTAGGAGATGATAATGTTGCAGTGTCTGCTGAGAATGAAACTGCATTTAAAGAAACATTAGAAACTTTACTAAATTCAATACCTGCAGATCAAAAAATAATTGAGGTATATATAAAAGCTGGATCGTCAACAAGTAAAGTTCCAACATCATATAAATCTGCTGGAAAATATACAACTGCTGCAAATGTAACATTAGTTGATGATCGCTTGACAGCAATACAAACATCTTTGTCAAACGTTGTTGATACAACAATACCAAAAGGAGAGTGGAAATTAATTGTCGACACACCAGAACGTAAACCGAATAACGGCCCTGAATGGACTGACGCTGATCGAGCTGCATATCCATTAGCTAAACGACGTAAAACACTAGAAAATGGAACTGCTAATCCACAATATGATCAAAAAATAGTTGATGCATATGAAGCAAAATATGGTAATTACAAAGGAAGTTACGGTCAAATATCTATTAAAACAACATCGACTATAACTATACCAACTACTACCGCGCCGGCTATTAAAGTATCTGGAGAATGGTATGGATCTATATCATGGCCTTCCCCAGGAAGAGGTAATGGTAAACCAAAAACTATACCTGGAAAAAATAAAGGTGAAAAAACATGGACCGGTCAGGGAACGTTAGATTGTCCAATTTGGTAAATTTAATATATTAAAATAAAAAGGGGCTCATAGCCCCTTTTTTTATGTTTAATTACAAACGGTTAAACATGCATATAAATATTCTGAATTATTATTTCTAGAAATAGAAACCGCAATCTTTGTAATATCATTGCGAAGAAGAATATTATTATGTGGTTTACTATTTTTCCATAATTCAAATATTGACTGATCGTGTGGAATATTTTTTATAAAATTTGAATATAAAGATGAATTAGTAGAACATTCTGCTATAACTTTTACAGAACGATTCATGAAAAATTCAATACGCTGTGTAATACCACTCATTCCTAGAGTTTCATTATAATGTGTTACTTCATTAATATTAGACATATAAACAGATTGATAATCCGCAGCGAGATATAAAGCAGAATCAAAAACTAGAGCTGATAGTCCGTTTTGAATTCGATATTCATTTATTCTCGCAATAACGCTAGATTCATACGCCTTACAATCAAATATAGATGTAGATTTTGTTTTTGCATCTACATGTTGTTGATATGTAATTTGCGTAACATTATTTTGCGAAAATAATACATTAAATGTAAATACACTAAATACTAGGAATAACTTTTTCATAAGGCTCTCTTTTATATTATAAATATAAGAAGAAAACTCCGTAAGTCCTAATCTTTTTTAACAAATCCGCTCAAAAAGTTTCTTTGTTTTTCAATGGCATTGTCTAACTCTGTGTTAGTATTTTTTCGTTTTCTTGTATTACTTGCACCATTTCCTGTAGAGCTAGGTGCAACATCATCTGGTTTGCTAGATCTTGTTTTTCTCGTTGATTTAGTTTTTCCACTATTCTCGGAAGCATCTCGTCGGCTGCTTTTATCACCATCTCCGCTTTTAGTTTCTGGCCTTGCGGGCTGTGTATAAACTCTTGTATACGTTGTTGGTATAATTCGTTTGATGCACTCGTCGTTTCCGATGGATCTAGTATCATCATAGAAGATGTATCCTGTGTTATACTGTGTCTTTTGCCCCTGAATCTGGATGCCACACGGGTACTTAACTCCTGAAGCCGATTCCACAGTATACTGAATACCCCACGATGTTTGTTTTGTTTTTTTAACATAGCCATATTGTTTGTTTCCAAGCCATACAAAATAAACAGCATCTCCTAGTTTAAATTGTGGCTTGTTGAATTTATTCTGAATTGCTTCAGAAACTTGTTGTTTTTTTGCCATACCGGATTAATTAATACATATACCAGATACTTGGTTTATTATGCGATATACTCGAAGGTACCTAGTAACTTTGTCTTTACGGAACATTTTTTCGGTTTCTTTATCTCGCTGAAGAATATACCCCGATTCCATGAACTTTGAGGATACGAATCGAAGTGCCTTAAGACTATTAGATTCAATCATGATGTTTTCATCATCGATCATTACATCCACACGATCAACATCAGCACCAAATTCTTCGGTTTGTGGTAGGAACTGTTCTTGTTGCTGACTAACCAATGTTTCTTTAACGGCTTCGAAGAACTTGGATAAATCGATAGAAGCCGTTCCTTTTAAGTGTTCTGCTTCATATATATCAAACAAATACTGTAACTTTTCGGATTCTTTTAACGTTAAGAAATATTGCCATTCGGCGTAATTTACTGCAATATATGAGAATATTGTTTTCATGATTTTACCCTTTCAACATTAAACAATTCCGTAATTTGATGAGCCTGCAGATTTTTAAGTACTGCAATCATCTTAATAGCCTCATCCAGAGAAGTAGCTGATACGTTACCAACTACTTCCCTTAAGGAATCTGCTTTATAAGAAAATTTATACTTATGCATCTTTGTTTATTATAAATATAAACCAAGTTCATATGCTCGGAGCGCAGCTGAGCTAGCATCCACTAAAGTTTCAGAAAGTTTTCGGAGTTCATGACGGCGCAATGTGAATGTTTGTGATTTTACTCGAACATCAAACATATCAGTCTTTGTACCACCAACATAGGCTTCATTCATTAATATATTCATTGACTTTGAATAATTAATTAAATCTTTGTATGTCATTTTAATACGTTGATTGTAAATGCAAAGTTCTCCAATCAGCGTGTTCATTGGATCCGTTTTAAATACTTCTTCGGAAATCTTTTCGGCAACTTCAAAATCTAAATTTGCCCATACTTCACCATAACGTTCGCGATATTTATCTGAAATACCACATGGGTTGTTAATACTGTGTGTCATTGTTATTGAATTTTATAAATTGTTACTGTGTATACGTCATTGGAATAATTATGCCGAACATTGACATAACGATACTTTTCTATCAGCATATCCATAACCAGGCCTGGGTGCACATAGAAGAACCCTTCGTGGATGGTATTGTTAATTGGTGATAATAAGTTAAATGAAACTGCTTGATTTGCTAATGAGTACATTTTATCAATATCAACAAACATCTTTAAAAGATCCGCATCTTCAGTTTCACATTTGCGCTGAGTAAAAAATCCTCCTGCAACAACCCAATCATGGTTATTTAATTGAGCTGTTTCAAATGCACCTGTTTGTGTTTCTAAACCGTATTTTTGATTTGCTAAATCAGACATTATTGGATTATGGTCAATTCCGGTGTAGCCATATACCTGATCAGGATACAATTCACGGATAAAACCATATAAATCTCCACGACCGCAACCTATATCTAATATTGTATGACTGCTAGCATCTAATCCAACAATTAAATTCTGAAACATGAATTGTTGTTCCGATGTAGTATTATAACCAACTACTTGTGGGCTATTTAACATATAATCTGGATCGGTGCCTGGTTTTAATGAATCTCGGCGTGTATGTTCCGGATCGTTGCCATAAATTAGGCTTTGAATCTTTGTTTGTAGCTGTTTAAACGTACTCATTTGATAGTTGAAATAAAGATATTATACATGATATTTAACCGCATTACATGTTCGTATATAGCACTTATGCTCGTACAATTGGTAATTGATTAGCTTCGAATAGCTCAGCATAGTTCATTGTGGGCACAACGGTACCGGTATCACAAAGCTTTTCGGTTAATTCTTTATTGATGTATGTTTGTTTGCTACGCGTTACATTAACCATTGTCATTGCTGAACGATTTTCAAACAAAATATCATACATTGTTACTTTGTTAACTACGAATCGATCCAGAATAATAGCTACGCGATTTACGCCTTCCTGTGTTACAATTACAGGTTGTCCTACTTTATATGACATTAGTCTAGGATTTTGATGATTTT